AAGCCGGTGTCGTCGCTTTTCTGAGTTGAGCGAGTTCTCGCTCATACTCTGCAACCTTCTTCTCCAAGTCGGAGGCGGCCTCCGCTTTCAATTTGACCTTGGCGATACCCACCGCATCGTTGATCCCATTGGGATAGTTGCGGAGGATCGCATGGTTCTGAAGCATCTCAGAGACGGCCTTGTAGAGTTTGCTGCCGGAATCCTTGAGTTCAGGATTGGCATCAACCTCTTTGAGCAGATTTTCATCCCAAGCCTTCTTTAGCTGTCCTTGGACCCTGGCTTGGCTTTCCTTCTGCTCTTCAGTCTCGACTTCGGTGGCTTTTGTCTCAGCGAGCTTTGCAAGATCGTCGCGGCCTTCTTCACGATAGCTCTTTGCCGCCTCCCGGTAATCGTCCGCGCTAAAGCGTCGATTTCCAGTTTTCGGCGTCTCAGAACCAGGCTGCGAAGCCTCCCGCTGGGCTTTCGCCTGCTCGATGGCTTCACGCTCTGCCTTGAGTCTTGCTTTTTCCGCTCGGACATCTTCCCACTCTTTTTCGAGTCTGCCCTTGGCCTTCTCGTATCGGGACGGCTTCTTTTGTTCGGAAGCCGACTCCGACTTGTCTTCTGAAGGTTGCGTTGTTAAAGAACTTTTTGCCTCTTCGGATTTCTCCTCAGTGGCGGAAACTTCACCCGAAGCTTCCTGTTTGGTTTCGGCTTTTTCGTCAGTCGCGGGCTTCTGATCGGTATCTCCGCTGGCCTTTTCGGGTGCGGGTGTTTCAGCTTTGGCTTTCTCGTCTTCCTTGGGAATGGGATTGAAGTCCCGTCCCTCGTCAGCCGCCTGCGCCATTGCCAGAATATCCGTCTCCGTCAGGTTATTCGAATCAGCCATTTGACCCTTTCTTACACCCATTCGCCGGGAGTCATTCGGCGGTGAGGTTAATCGGCTACTGGTTCATCCGATCCATCCCCATAGCCTGAGATGGCGGAGTTTAGTTTTTGGGTTGCGAGCGATTCTAAGGTCGCCACACAACCTCTATAACCTTTAGCCCATCCACAAGCCTCTGCAAGTCTATCATGGTTTTTCATGATTGCGGAGGCATTTTGACGCAGGGTTAGGTTCAAAAGTATTAGGCTTAACTTGCGCCCAGTTGGAGTTCCAAGAAATGATGTCCATGCCTTTTCATCTTCCTCAAGCCATTTGGGTTCTTCAACCCACTCATAATTTCTTGAAAACGAAATAAATGCTCTTAAGAATCTAATCATAAATAACTTATACTGCAAAAAGTTTTCCAATTTGTCTATTGTGTTTGGATATATTCCATTTATATGGAACCCATTGAAGATTCGATGGTGCGTGTATTCCGCCCTTTGATATTGGTATAATATGATCTACGTGAAATTTTATTCCAATACATTTACCAACTCGTTTTGCGGCTTCATAAAATACTGAAATTATTTTGCTGTCCAATGTCTTTACACATCTTTTTTGCATTTGATATTTTCTTACAGATGCAAGTTTTTTAGACTTATTTTTTAGATACCAATTTTGAACATTCTTCCTATTTTTTTCATTATCTAAATTATTTCTTTGCCATTGAATTTTTAATAAATTTGACCTAATAAAATCATTTTTATTTAACCATATTTCTGGATTTTTTCTTGCCTTGTTATACCCCCAGAAAATCATCCCGTCCTCTCTCTGAAATCCTCTTTTATATCTCATACCACTACCGCCCAGGAGTCGCCTTGGAAAAGCGCGACTTCCTTGCCGTCAAGAGTCTCGGATAAAGCCTTCTGTACAGCTTGGAAGGACCAATCGTGTCCAGCCAGCACCCCGCCTTTACGCAGTTTCGGCTTCCACCCCTGGATGTCTGCCACAACCGCTTCATACCTGTGATCGCCATCAACATAGATTAGGTCAAGCGATTCATCGCCAACGAACTCCAAAGCGTCAAGACTTTTCCCACGGCTGAAGGATACGTTACCAAGACCCTTGGTACGATTCTGGAAAGCCTCAAAAACAAACTTCATTGGGCATTGGTGGCTGGCAACATCGTTTAGGTCGTAGCCGTTGATCCAAGGATCGACCGCCAGAACCTCTTTGAAGTACTTGGCGATAACCTCGGTTCCCTCACCGCTATACGCGCCGATCTCAACGGCCTTGCCGTTTACGCCTTTCTCGTTTGCCCACTGGCAAAGTTTGGCTAACCCCTCCTGCTGGAAGGGCGGTCGCATTACCGGAACCTTCAAGCAGGCATCGGAGCGGCGGGTTGTGCGGCCTGCGGAGCAATCTGCTCGGCAGCACGCATTTCCTGTTTGGCCGCATCACGAAGCTGTTTCTGGATGGCGCGGGATGTGTTGGGATCAACCTGCTCCAAGGCAGCCAAGTGCTGCTGGAGGTGCGCCATGAGTACTTGCATAGACGCTTGATCGACGGGTTGCTGGCGGACTTGCGCCGCCTGGTTAAATTGAAAGAGAACTTGAATGTGGACCTTGTGATCGTCGGAGGGCTTGATCTGGACGGGGAATCCTGTGGCAAGCATGGTGGCAATTTCGCTTGCCTGATCCTCGGCCTGATCGCCCATACCAGCCTGCGGGTCTTGGAACAGACGGCGCACAAGGCTGGGGTCGTCCTGTTCGATGACAGACTTGACCAGTTCGCCTTGGTTGACGAAAGGATTGCCCTGGAACATCTGCATCCGGGCGACTGCCTTTTGGAGCGAGAACTGGCGATTGATAAAGTCCAACCCGCCCTTCGGCTCAATCGAGTATTCCTCGTGGATACCTTCGGGCGGCATAGCACCGGTCTCCTCGGCATAGCGGAACATGAGGTCACGCTTGTTGTACTGGACATAGAGCGACCAGCACTGCTTGAAGAGATGGGACAATCCCATTCGGAAAATGCGGTTACGAAGATCGCCGGAGGCGGCGGCCTGAGCCTGCAATGCCGAAATCTCGGTTGCGGTCTTGCGGTCTGAAACTTGGTACTGCGATCCTGCTCCAAAGTCTGGATTGCCCATCCGGGCCTCGGCCAGCATCCGCTCCTCCAGCATAAGACGCTGGAAGTCGAAGGGAGGTTGGCTGAATTGCACCGGCTTGAGACCCTGCGGAAGGATCTGGCCCGGCTGCATCTTGAGGTTGGCGGTGTTGAGGCTGATCGGATTCTGAGCCTCGAAAACGGGTCGGTTGGCCAGTTCAACGTAATCACTCAGGCTATTCTTCAGCTTGTTGAGTAGATTCTCTCCAGGGAGGAGAATTTCTGCAACTCCCCGTGGACTGTACCAACCGCCCCCTGTGACTTCATAGGGGAAATCAACGAAAGGAGGTTCGCCGTGGCGGTAGGGAAGGATGAACGGCTTCCTTACATCCTCGGTGACAACCAGCGGACTATAAGTTTCGACCTTCCATCCGTCCTCGGAGGGCGTATACATTTCCCAAAGAATGATGCGATCATTCTCAGCTTCCTGGGTAATTCCCTCGCGGCGGTAAATCTCGTCCTGAATCTCACTTCGTAGGCCCACCGATTTGGACGGCTTACCCGAAATGATCTTGATAAAGTTTTCGTCCTGCTTGTAAAGGGGGTTAGCCTTATAGGAATCGACGCTGGTTGAGATGATGTGAACAATGAAATCGGCATCTTTGAATTCCTTGGTGTACGAAGGTACGATAATATGGAAGGGATCAATCGCCTCGAAGTCAATGCGCTTCTTGTCCTCGTTCCAGATCACCTTGGCCACGCCACGTCCGTAGAGCAGGATGTGGTCGATCACGGAAACAATCTCTTTCTGGAAGTTGGATTTCTCGCGCATCTGATAGTCAAACCAACGCTCGGCGGAAACAGTCAGCGGGGTCAACTGCTGGCGCATCGGGACGAAGCTGGAAAGGATGTCGTTGCCGATGGCGGAATTGACGAAGGAGGGCTTTAGCTTCTCAATGGCCGTGTCGATCAACTGAACGTGCAGATCGGCGGCGGTAGGCCAAGGCTTGACCTTTCGGCGGACACCAAAGTACCTGGCCTGGTAAAACAGCCGTTGCCGGTTCTCCCAGGTCTCGCGCTGGTTGAGAGCTTCGATGATCCTGACGTAGTAATCGTTACGGCGTGTGTCTTTGGCGTTCATTTCTCTCGCTCCCTATTCAGTTCAAATTGAAAATCGTTGATATAATGCAAAGCGCGTTTTGCCCATGCGCGGACGGCAGGAGAAGAATCGCGAACAGCCGGGTAGTTCTCATCGCGCATCAGAGCCTCAACGGCTCCGGTCGTGTTCGTCGTGGGATTGGTTGTCGCGCACCCACCAAGCAACAGTGCCAAGATCCCGA